GCGGGAGACTAATAAGTGGGCAGTGAGGTTCTGGAACAGGGTGAACAATGCGGCGTTCAATGCGGTGAAAAGCCCCGGCACATGGGTGGAGGCCGGGCGGCTGAAATACTACTGCGACGCCAAGTACCTTCACGGCACTCTGTTCTGCCAACTCCCTAACGGGGGTGTGATTCAGTACCCACAGGCCAAGATAGAGAAAATAGAGCATGAGAAATTCGGGGCTAAATGGACGGCCACCTACGCCAAAACCAGCCTGACGCCAGGGAAAGACTCCAAGCAGTGGCCCCGGTCAGCACTGTACGGAGGCTTGCTTGCTGAAAACGCCACCCAGGCAACAGCAGCAGCGATTCTCCAGCACTCGCTCAGGATGCTGACCGATGTAGTTCTGCATGTCCACGATGAGATCGTTCTGGAAGTGCCGGCGGCTGAGGCAGAGGACGCCGCAGCAGACCTTCAGGAGGTCATGGAAACTCCACCACCGTGGGCCGGGGGCTTACCACTCAAGGCGGAGCCGGTAATTATGGCCCGATATGGCAAGTAGCTGGGTAAAAAACCACGTTGATTAAATATTGGTAATGCGGGATTCTTAAAGACCGCCAATAAAAAAGCCCCCTGATACTAGCGGTATCAGCGGGCTAAGGCACATCGCAAACAGAGAGGCCAATCCCTATGGACGACATTAATGATGAGAATGATAACGTCGAAACGCTCCCCAGTACACGAAATACCCGAAAAAGACCAACAAAAACAACAAAACCAGCCACTCCAACGCTGACTGTATCCGACGCCCCACGCCGAAAGTACGATGTTGACCTGATAAACCGTTTTCTCGACCTGATCTTCAGCACTGCCCAGCAGGATGCTGACGAAGAAATACTGACCTGGGCAGTGAGAATAGGGAAACACCCGGCCTATCCAGACTCTGAGGCCGACCTTTTGGACGACCTCCCCCGGCACACCCAGCCATTGGCTCTGTATTACGGCACAGCGACCTGTAAGCGCGACCCTATGGGTCAGTTGCGGAACCGTCAGGCGTTGTTTAAGCGGCTCTACGTCATCGTTCTGGACGACATAGCCACCAAGATCCCGGTGGACAAGATACCCAAGGCATTGCGGCCCACCTACGTCGTGGAATCATCGGAGGGAAACTACCAGTGGGGCTATGTGCTGAAGAAACCCATCGAGAACCTGGAGGCAGCGCGGGCGCTCGTCCAGCTCGTTTATGAGGCTGGCATATCAGACGCTGGCGGTAAGATGCCCAACAAACTGGTGCGGCTGCCCGAAGGGGTGAACGGCAAGCCCGGAGCGAAGCGGGACTTCGTCACCCGGCTGGTGCATATGGACGGCCCCAAGTGGTCGCCGGAAGACCTGCTGGACGCGATGGGTAGCGACATCACCTGGGATGACCTCTGCACTGACGCTGAAGAGCAACTCAAGCGCACCTCCAGACAGAAATCAGGAACCTCACCCTGGTCACCACTGCACACCCACAGCACGGCCACCAACGGCATAACCGACCCGGTGCTGGAGTGGCTATACCATGAGGATCAGGTCTGTCAGGAGGCCGAGAACGGCTGGACTACCATTGAATGCCCGTGGGCTGACCAGCACTCAGGTCAGGCGAGCGTGGCCGGGTACTCGGCACTGGGGGTCGGAGACAGGCCGGAAACCAGAGGGTTCCACTGCTTCCACGGTCACTGCGCGAGCCGCACCACCGCTGATTTTCTGTCCTACGTCTCCGCCAATGGTGGGCCAGAGGCCGCCCCGGCAGACCGTGTCGGTCGGCTGATCAGTCAGTGGGTTTACGACGCCCAGGCCGAAGGCGCGTGGGACATCAAGACCACCGAGCATCCTCAGTTTGTGACGATATCGGCCTTCAGGATGGTCGAGCCGCACTCATCGAAAGTACAGCTGGCGGACGGGTCGAACAAGACCTACAAGGATCATGCCCTGTGGACGACATCACCGGGGCGGGTGACGGTCTACGGGCGGGCCTTCCACCCCAACAACCCGGCCCGGCTGGTGATGGAAGAAGGGCGGCTGAAGCTGAACTCGTTCGCTCCGCCGGCATGGGAGAAGGTCGAGCCAGACCAGCGGCACATCAAGAAATTCACCAGTTTCCTCGACTACCTGATCCCCACCACCCGTGACCGGGAGTACTTCCTGAACTGGCTAACAGCCAAGGCACAGAACATGGGTTTCAGGGGTGCCGCCATCCTGATGATAGCCAAACGGCAGGGGACTGGCCGGACGACCCTTGGCGACATGATCACTGACCTGTTTGAGAAGCGTAACGTGGAGGACGTACCGTTCTCCGAGATGCTCTCCGACCGGCCGTATAACGAGTGGATGGAGTCTCCCATCGTCATCACCAACGAGACTATGGCGGTCAGTTCCGGATCTCGGTACAAGGCTTATGAACACCTGAAGGACATGATCGACCCCCCCACCAAGAAAGTCCGCATCAACCCCAAGTACGGCAAGCAGCGCGTCAGCACCGTCCACTCCAGCTTTCTGTTCTTCTCCAACCATGAGGACGCGCTGTCGGTCTCTGAAGAAGACCGCCGGTTCTACGTCCTTGAGAACGCACCTACGCCAGAGACACCTGAGTTCTTCAACGACCTGAACGCATGGCTGGATGAGACCAAGGACGGGCGGCCCCTCTGGGCGCAGCATGTCTGGTGGTGGCTACAGGGCCGGTCTGTTGGGATGACTGAGCTGCTGGCTCCACCGACCGCTACAGAGACCAAGAAATCCATGATGTCGGCAACAGTATCCCCCATAGAGATCGCCCTGGATGCGGCCCTTACTGCCGCCACAAACGAGTACGTCACCTCTGACCGGATGAAGCGGGCGCTTGAAGCTGTCGGTGGGCGGATAGGGCTGTTCGACACACCTAAATGGGAGTTGGTCTTCAGGCGGCTCTTCACTGACCGGACTACCGGCTGCCCACCTTCATTCATCACCGTGGTGGACGGTAAGAGAGTCCGCCCCCGCATAGTGAGCAAACGGATCAGCCAGGCGACCGCACGGAAAAACTCTGAAGGGTGCCTGAGCAATGCATGTAAGACCCACATCCGTAACGCACTGCTCGAATATGACGAGCAGGCTGTGACCGAGGCAATTGATGTGGCCCTTGATCTGGCCGACCTGTAGTCGTACTATAGTACGCTTTAAGAGGGTATAGAGATGATCAAAGAGATGATCAAAGAGATTAATCGGCAAACCCCGCAGCAGAAATATTTCAAGGAGAAGCGGGATGAGGGGCTGATCAGGGTAACCGCATGGATTCCGCCTGCTGACCGGCAGGAGATTCTGGACATCGCAAAGGACATGCGGGTGGAATACCTGAGAAAAGGTGGGCCGGCGTGAGGGTTTTAATAGGTTGCGAAGAGTCGCAGACGGTCTGCAAGGCTTTCAGGGATGCCGGGCATGAGGCATGGTCTTGTGACCTTCAGCCCACAAGGGGGAACCCTGAGTGGCATTACCAGCAGGACATTATGGAGGTTGTGCCTATGGGGTGGGACTTGATCATCCTCCACCCTGACTGCACGGCAATGGCCCTGAGCGGTAACCGGTGGTATGGGATAAACATGCCCCGCCACGCTGAACGACTTGCGGCAGTGGACTGGACGGTTAACCTCTGGCATCTGGCCATACAACATGCGGATAAGGTAGCACTGGAGAATCCGGCCTCCGTGGTGTTTAGGCATCTTGGCGGGGCGCAGTTTGTGCAGCCCTGGCAGTTTGGTCATGGTGAGGTTAAGCGCACCGGTTTCGCGCTCCACAACCTGCCGAAACTGGCTCCGACAGACATCGTTGACGGGAGAGCAGAGAGGGTCTGGCGTATGCCGCCATCACCAACCCGGAAACGGGACAGATCAATAACCTATCAGGGCATAGCGGACGCTATGGCAGGCCAATGGGGGGAAGCAGCATGACAGACATGGTTAACCACCCACCCCACTACTGCGCCCATCCTTCAGGCGTCGAGTGCATCCAGGTCACCGAGCATATGTCGTTCTGCCTTGGCTCAGCGATGAAATACCTCTGGCGGCATGAGCATAAGGGCGGCATAGAGGATCTTAAAAAAGCGGTCTTCTACATCAACCGGGAGATCGAGAGGCTGGAGGAATGATGCGCTGCTGGAGTTTTGGCCACCGCTGGCACCACTCAGAAGTTGGGGTCAGGCAGTGCAATCGCTGCCGGACTGTCGAACACATGATGCTCTCCCTCGACGCTCGTTATGCGCGTTGGATGAGAATGCCAAAGAGGTATAGAGAATGAAAGACAGGACGCTGAGGGACTTCAGGCTCGATGAAGACCACACCCAGCCAGCCGTAGCGGAGGCGTGTGGTTGCTC